CATATTCATAGCATATCTTTGATACAAAAGCGGATGCAATGTCATCGGCAGGTAGATCGAATATAGCATCTGCACGCACAGCGTCAAAGCCTGCAAGTACATGAGCGTAATACTGAAACGCACCCACACGGTTAATCCACACAGTTTTAAGTAGTACAGGTCGGCTGTCACTTGTGAAGTTCTCGGCAGTCTTAAAATGCATCTCTGCACGTTCTAAAGCCTCACTCGCGACATGATAAAAAAATCCTCGCTGTCTCCTAGTTTTGTATGCTCAAATTCATTGCTTTCATAAAACGCTATTGATAGCGGTGTTTCTGTAATCCATAACACATCTGCCTTGCGCTTCCAAAACTCTGCCTTTGTCTTATGTGGCATATCATCCCACAGCTGCGCTGTATGCTTATCAGCATAGTCTCGTATGTCGTTGTTAACAGCGTCTAGCAATGCTCTACGCTTCTCGGTGTACGGTGCAAGCGTTACGGTAACGCCTGACACGGCTAATTTCTTTTCAAACATAATTGATGTGTAATTGATATGTATATATGTGTTGTCTCCGTCTCCGTCTCAGTCTAATATAATGCCTAGCCTGCATCCGATCCTAACCCGAATACAGGCTAAGGCATATACATTATGTGTTTACTACTACTAAGTCAGGTGCAACGCCACGCTTAGTACAGGTAAGCTGAATACCACGACGATTGCCATCGTATAGGAACGATGCTGATACAATAGTACTTGTGATGTTTAGGTTTTGAGCACCTGTTGCGCCCGTAAGCACAAGCGTTGCAAACTGCGGCTCACTAGCTGCGTTAGTGTACACACGGCTATCGTTGAAGATATTCGTATTGAAGCTAATTGCAGAGAATTCCACGTCACAATATGCAGGTAGCGTTTGACCATCATCAACAACGTCAGACGTTGTAGTAATAGCAACCGAAGCTGATTCTGTTACGTGTAAAGGGTACTGGGTTACATTCGTTCCGTCTTCATCGGCAATACCGATAGTGCGGAATACAATGCTTTTTGTTATCGCCATTTTATTTTGGGTTAGGTGATGGTGGTGTTTTGGGTTTTGTTTATGTCTTTCTGTGCCACAACCGATAGGGTCATGGTGGCATAACGTGTATTTCGTATGATGCCTGTGTTTTGTGTATATCCTAAGTAGCTTAGATATACGTCTGTAAGCTCTGCAAAGTCCGTCTCACGCATCCAATCAATGATCTTGTCCTTTAGGTCGAGCAGTAACAGTTCGGAGTCTTCTTCGGTCAAATTTTGATACGCACGTCGTACACTTATGTCAATGCCGTAGTTCGTTAGCACGGAGCTAGCACGAAAGTCATCGACACGTTGGTTTACGTTCTCGTTTAGGTCGTACATTGACACTCGTGCAAACGGATAGTAGTTCTGCGATTCAAGGTCTTGCAGAGACAGGCGATAGCGCTCATATACTACACGCTCGTCGTTGACGTATGCGCTTATGCTATTGCGTAAAAGGGTAAGGATATCGCTACTAACGCCCAAGAAGCACCTCCCCGATAAGCCGTGACGCTATATCACGTATTGATTGCGGTACACTTTCGCCTGTCTTTGGAAAGATAGATCGTGTGCGGTTGCCTACTTTGCTATAGTTAATACCGTCGTTATGATACTTAAATATCACGCCCATCTGTGGATCGTCAAATTTTATGACTGATCCGTTGCCTGTAGTCTCTGTACGTGTATTTTCAATGCGGTTGCTCCTAAAACGTAGCGTTACTGGCGATGTTGGTACGCCTGCACGTTCACGTTTTGCCTTGTAACGCTCTGTGTATTCATTATCGTAACGGTCTGAGCCAAATGCTGTACCCCTAGATGTGTTTTGCTTCATCTCGGCAGCAATAGCATCGGCAATTTTAGGGGAAACCTCTAAATTTAGACGCTCTAAATTGGCGTTAATCTGATCTGCCATGATTATTGCTAGTTCCATCATAGCACATACCTCACAAACGGCATCAGTAGATTCCGTGATTCTAGCGATAGGTTGTTCACAACGGCTACGCTTCCAGAATTCGGGTCTTGCCTATTCTTAAATTGCATCGCAAGCTCTTGCATAATACCACCTACAATAGCACGTGGGCATGATCCAGCTTGATAGCCACTCTCGTAGGTTACAAGTATGTACTGCTGAACGCCCGCTACTAGTTCTATTGTCTTAAATTCAATGCCGTGTACGTAGTAATCAGCCCCAGCCGTCAATGTAGTCTCGATATTGTCAAACGTGACGGTCTTAACCTCTATAACATCTCCGTGTGGGCCGTTTGGCAATGAAATGATACGTGCAGGTCGCTCGTATCGTGAAAGCCGTTCACGACGGTATGTATCACGGTTTATGTAGCGCTCCACCTGCTCGGTCGTTGCCTCAATTAGCAACTGAATATAGTCGTCGTGTATAAACGTGTTTACAGGCAACATAGCTTTAGCTTGTCCAAGCGTAAGTGGGTACAGCTCGTTGTCGATACCCGTTACAATCGTCTCAAAAGGCATTGTATTTACGTTGTACACGCCCGTAATCGAGCTTGCTCCACGTCGTATAAATGCACCCTGACCGTTTGGATAACCTGCTAATGCCATTGTTGTGCCTTATTTAGTTTCTTTTTTTGTCTGCACCTTAGGTCTGTCGTCAACTACAGGCATAGGCTCAGTTGCAATGTCTGCTTTTTGCGTCTCAACGAGATGCTCAAACAGGCGCTTGTGATGTGCGCTTGTAGCTTCGTACACTTTACCTGCTTCGTGCTTAAATGTATGCACACCATCCGTTGATAGGTACATTGTTTCTCGTAGTATAATCTTCATATATGCCTTTCTGTGCTACTCAGGGGCAAGACTAGTGCCTTGCCCCTTTTCGCTTTGTTTACTGCGTAGGCGCTTCGTTGGCTTGCAAGACAGCAAGTACACATACGGGAGCCGTAAATGTAGCCGTTGGGTCTAACTCTGTGAATACATAACGCTTAGTCGGTACGACTGATGCTATAAATGTAGCATTAGATGCGTCAAGCACAGGGTTGCTAACGATACGATTTGCAGGAACACGTGTTGCGTCTGCAATGGCTGTAGTGTCGCTTTCGAAAAAGTGATTAACAGCGTTAATAGTTGCGTTCGTATTGCTCGAACCAACACTCGATACAAATGCTACCGAATAGAAACCTGATGTATCAACGGCAACGCTATTCACGTTGGATGTTGTTACGGTTGCTGGGACGATAGCTGGTTTTGCGCCTAATAGGCTGCCTAAGTCAAATGATGCCATGTTCGTATAATCCTAGTTATGAAGTGATTGTTAATTGAACAATGGCCTCTGAACGTACTACATCGCCACCGTAGCGGCTATTCACAAACAGGTTTATTACGCCACTTGATGCGTCTGTATACGGGTCTCTGATAATGTAGCGATCTGTTGAACGTGCAATTAAGTAGCCACGTGCGAAATCACCGTACAGAATTGGCACATTGCCTGCTGTGAAGTTGCCATTTGTCAAGCCCACTAAGTCGGGAGCTTCGAAAATTTCACTACCTAGCAAACGTGATGGACGGCCTGCCTGAAAGGACGGCTCCCATGTGTACTGCAATCCGTTGGTGCTTGATAGCACTAGCTGGCGAATGTACGCCCATGTCAGGCGGTTAGCCATCCATGCAGCGTTGCCAGCGTATGCGCTCTTGATCTGCGCTTGTAGGCGTACAATCAAGTCAGATGTCAACGTCAATGATGCGCTGTTAAAGTTGGATACGTTGCCAACAAGGCCAGTAGGCTTGCCAACACCGTTGCCACTAATAAAAGCTGTACCAGTTGCGGCTGCTTCCTGCTCAATTACCGAGCCGTTTATTTCGCCAGCAATGTCGTAAGCGCTATCACGCTCTTGCTCGATGGTATATCCACAGTATGCCGAAAGGCTGTGCAATGGAATTTCAACGCTACCAAAGCCGTCTTTGGTTTTAGCAGCAGGTGTATCCTCACCACGGAATGTAGCCGTTAGTGATGTGTTACGTAGCGCTTGCTTATAGCTTGGGCCGTTGATGTCAACGACACGTGCTACAGCAATGACTGGGCTAAATTCTACTACTTGACGGTTGATGTCAGCAGACATCTCGGCAGGTAGAAGAAGTGCGCCAGCTGCGGCGTAGTCAAAGCGTACAAGGTTGTCGCTCTTAATTTGGCCACCACGTAATGCACTTACTTTAACGTTACCGTAGGTTTCTTGTGCTTTAGCAGCGCCATCTTTGCCGAATACCTTTAGGGCATTAACAAAGTTTTCGATGTCATGTGTCTGCTCGTTTTTAGCCGAGCCTTTAGCTACGGCCTTCAGGCCTAGCTCTATATTGTCGAGGCGATCATTGATCTTGCTCTGTGCTTCGTCGTTCTTTGTAAGAACGGCTTCTTTTAGCTCAGCCGCAAGCGCTCTGAATTCCTCTTTTGGATTCGCACTCATTATGCGGTCTCCTGTATTAGTTTGAGGATTGTTTTTAATTCTGCCACAAGTGCAGGTGTTGCGTCTTGTGTCTGCGTGACTGCCTTGCGGCGTGTTACGATCTTTGACCACACATCAGCTTTAGCAGCGTATTTTGCTTTACGTGTCTTAGCAGCTGTGATCGTCGCTTCCGTGTTCATAGGAAACGGTGTAATTGAAATTTCGTGTAGGGCTAGTTCTTTAAGTCTACGTACTCCGTTCTCGGCAGGCTCACTTTTGACGGTCTGATAGCCAATAGATACGCCCATCTTTAGGCCGTTTTCTGCCATCATCTTAATCTTGCCGTATACACTTGCGACGGACGGATCAGTTAAGTCCATCATAGCTTTGAACGGTAAGCCTTTTTCGTCGTCGCTAAGGTAAGCAACGCCCATCAATGCGTCTGTCGTGTACTCGTGGTCACGTAGTAGCGGTATGCGATTGTTGTTGTGCATAAGCGTCTGCGTAAATGCACCACGCTCGACGATGTCGCCACCAAGATCGGTGTTGCCGTAGGTACTTGCGTAGCCTTCTATCATGCCCATCTTACGGCCATCGGTCTCATCTTCGCTCATGATCGTATCTTTAACACGTGCAACGATGCGGTGTACGCTCTTAGCTACGGATAGTGGCGCTTTCTTTATTGCCTGTTTCGTTGGCACGTTAGCAACGATACCTGTTGGCTCGTAGCCTTCTTGCGTAGGTGCGTACACCTCGACACGTAGTGTGTTGTCAGCTATACTTTGCACAATGCCTTTGACTGCGCCATCTTCAGTCTCAATCTCAACGGTGTCGCCTTCTTCAGCGTCATCGTTTGACTGCTCACCGTTTAGATACTCCTCGCTTGCGTGTACCTGCTCTGCCATCAGGTTGTACACCTGATCGGTTGGGTAAAACTCTTCGCTTGCAAGTGCATATTGGCGCACCGTGTACACGTTGGCTTCCATGTCAATGTTTTCTATAACGCCAAAGCCTTCATCATCATCGCTTATGAAATGCACTAAATCACCAATGTCAAAGGTATCAGCCTCAGCCTTCATCATTTCTGGCTCTTCCATCTCGGCTGTCTCGTCATCAGGCAGCATCTCAGCTGTTTCATCATCAGGCATCATCAGGGCTGTTTCATCATCCTCGAACATCTCTTTATATGAAAATGTACTGTACTGCTTATCACGTATAGATTCTAATTTATTACTTGCCCATTCTATACCTGCCGTACCACCCCAACAATCCCACATTAAACCACCGCAACCTTCTGAATATGGTACATCTTTGTTTTGTTCGTGACGCTTAAAAGATGCCATCCTTGCAATAGTTTCTTCTGATATAGGTTCTCTTTTTGCAAGTTGGTTTGCCCTTGCCCAGCCTACCCTTGTACCGCACGTGTTATCTGGGTTCTCATCTTTATATTTAAGCGCTCTTTTTGCTGCATTAGTAGCAGACTGCGGATAATCCGTATACGATTTTGTCTGTATAGTTTCAGAAAAAATAATCTTGGCCATCTGTGCCATGATCTCGTCAAAGTCATCAAGCTCTTTATATGGCTTCATTTTCGTTTTCGTTTAGTTCTAGTGGTTGTGCCGCTATTGGCGCTGTAATTATTGGCTGTGGTGGTTGGTTGCTGTCAAAGTAGGTTTCATCGTATGTATAACCTAGCTCGTCGGCTGCCTGTTGTGGCGTTAGTATCTTCTCACGAACCAGCGACACAATACTGTTTGTCTTTGCCGTGCGGTCTTCTTGTATAGCGTCAATAGCATCACGGTCAATGCACAGCTTAGGGTTGTCATCATAGTACGGTTGCAACGAACGTGTAAACGATGCCAATATCATTTCGAGTAGCGGTATAGCGTTCTCGGTGTACAACGCCTTACGTGCTGTCTCGTAGTTGCTGTACGTCATGTTCTCGCCATCGTTTAGTAGTGCGCTTGACACTCCTAAGCCCATCATAATCATACGCATAGAAAGGAGTATGGCTTCTTTCCATTCGGCTTCCTGTGGTTTATCGCTAAAGCGATTGATTACCATGTTCTCGCTTATGATCTTTAGACGATGGCTGTTGGCTGCGCCATTCTGCGCTTGCCACGCATCTTTGACACGGTTTGCCTCTTCAGCGCTTGCACCAGGCAATGTTGCAATCATGGGCGGTACGCCACCTGCAAGTGCGATGTTCTTGTTCCACGTGATTGCAGCATTGTGCAAGTCCATAAGCTCTGCAAGCGGTACGCCTGCGCTCATGCCGTGCCAATACTCACGTAGGTTTGGCGTATGTATGTATATAACTTCGTCGTATCCAAAGTATACCTCCGTGTACTCGCAGTACTTGTAGCCAGCAATAGGCTTTAGGTAGTTACCCTGTACAGGGTTTGTATGCTGTGACGGCAACGGTACAAGCGCAAGCGGTCGGTTAGCGAAGTCACTCATCACAATGTTCGTGTAGCTTTCGCCTGTTGCCATTAGATACAACGTCGATAGCTGCAATAGCTGGTCGAGTGGCATATTACGGTTAAGCATACGTATAAGCTCATGGTCGTAACTCTTTGTCATACGACCGTTTTGCATAGTCTCAACGTATATCGGTACGGATGCCACCGTCTTAGCAATTAACGAAGCAGCAGCAAAAAAAGGAGCGTTACGCTCAAAGCCTTGCTCGATAAGTTTGGATTTGCCCCATCGTGTATAGTCTTGCCATCCCTGTCCTGCGAGCATTGCAGCGTATGCACGGCTTGCAATCTGTGACTTGGCTTGTGGTTTTGGCCCGATGGCTTGGTCGATTATGTTGCGTATGAATCCCATTATACGACCCAGTATTGGTTGCGGTTGCCTGGGAACATACGTCCGTATATTTCCCATCCCAAGTATCTTGCGGTGTCCGTTTCGTGCGACTTTGCGCCACTTGCTTTGTTGTCTGCGCTTTTATCAATATCGCCGTACTTGTCAAGTTTAGCAGCAGCCATTGACAGGAACACGTTACGCTCGTTACGGTCAAAGCGTATTAGGCCATTACGTAGCGCCCAGTTCATACATTGTATCGTGTCTTTGACGGTAGGGTTTGCAGCAGGTACTCTGTAACGTAGGCGCTCGCCAAACGCATTATAGAATATCTCCTTAACGGCTGTCCACATCGACGCTGTCGTTAGCGCTGTACGGTTTGCGCCACTAGCATCGCCAATAAGTATTACGTTGCCCGTGTGCGCCTTAAACTGATCGCATAACATACGTGCATCTTCGTAGACGGTAGCCTCTTTCATCTGCCATGATCGTACGCACGCTGTTATCGGTTTAGCGTCATCGCTCATACCTACATTCTGCCAAGCGCTTACAGCACGATACTCTACGTTAAAGTCCCACGATAGGTACAGGTCAGCTGTCGGGTCGTACGCAATGTCGGTACGCATCTCGTTAGTCATGTAAAATGCACCTGCGCCTGTAAGCGATACACGTTTGCCAAATAGGTAACGGTCTAACTCTGCTCCGTTGTATATCGCACGTAACTGCTTCTCGTATCGTTCACGGAACGCACGGCTCGGGTTATCACGTAAACCTATCTCGTGTATCTTTGCGCCTAGTCCTTCTAAAAAGCTGTACATATAAGCGTCTGGCTCATCAGGCATTGACGTATATCTGCGCCTTGCCTGTCCTGTTCGTA